CGTCAGGATTAAGTACATTAAGCTCGTCTATACCAATCAGGTAATCTTTGAGCTTCTTTGCACTACCTGCCGCACTACCCATATCATCGGCTATATCGTCGTAAGCATCGGTTACATCACTATCAATCCACGCTCTATCGCTCATATCGGGTAATTCGTACCCTGCAAGTGCTGCAAGGTAGTTTAACCACTCTTTGAGCATCATAGCACCTGCTTGCAGGTACGGAAGAACCTGATTGAGTACGGGAATGAATACATTACCCAATGCTCTTGAAGTCTGTACTAATTGTGCTTTGAATATACGAAGCTGATTTGCAGGATCGTTAAGTGAACGAGCAAGGTCTTGCTGCGTCCACGGAACTTGCTTCATAAGTGCAATATAACGAAGCTGCACCTTTTCAGCCTGCGTCATATCGTTATAGTTTGCTATTACGGCATTACTGTTACTCTCGTAAGCTTCCGTGTTAGCTTCAATAGCTCCCGTCTGCTCGTTTATCGAGTAAGTCATTGTAGCGTAGTTAGAGGGATCTTGTGCCATTTGAGTAAGTCTGCTCTGTGATAAGTCATAACCTACTCGTCTTACCGGCTCTAACTCGCCGGCAATAGCACTATTTAACTTCTGCATAGCTTCTTCGATAGTAATGTTATCGAGTGAAGCCATATCGTAAGCCAACTGTGTTACATTCTGGCTCATGTAAGCGGCTGCATCTGCACCGACACCAAATCCCTTGATAACGGTGTTGAACATAGCCTGATTACGCATGAATTCAGCAGGATCTATACCAAGTGCTTCACCTGCGTACTCTGCGTACTTCTTTGCATTATCGGCATACTCGCCCATAGATACGGTAAACAGATTGAGTGTTTCCGTATAGTTCATGCTCTCTAATATGCCGTTGCTGATAAGGGTTGCAAACTTACGAAGTCCTACTAAAAGTGCCGTAAGCTTGATAGCCGTAGTGCCTACCTTCGTAGCCATTTTATCAAAGCCTTTTGCCGACTTTTCAGCAGCTTCACCCGACTTTCTGATATTTATATCTACATCGGTGCTTCCCTTACCTACCTCTTTCAAGGTAGTTTTGAGATTTTTCAGTTCGGAAGTCAATTCTCTAACATTCCCTGCTCCCGTTTTCAGCGACTTCAGGGATTTAACAAGATTATCTAATCCTTTTGTATCTACATTTGAAGATACATTCAGCTTGATAGCATCTATATTCTGTTCGCTCATAATCAACCTCCGAAGCGGTTATTTATCAAAGTCATTAAGCCCCTCATGTGGTCTAATGCTGCTTCCGTTCCGGCTTTATCTTTCTTACTCTCCGTACCCTCTTTCTCACCGCTAATGTCATACGGCTCTTTCAGATACGGCACGACTTTAGGCTTCTTCGCAAACGGTTGCATTAGCGGTGTTAGCCTGCTTATTGCATCGTAGATATAAGCTCCTTGTAGCCACATCTCCATATTGCGATTTTCTAACTTCGTCTTATATGCCTTGCGATATGCTCTTACCAGGTTAGGATCGCCGTTGTAAAACTCGTCATAGGTCATTCCCATAACAAGGTAATCGGCAAAGTATTCTTCAAACATATCTCGGTAGGAAGCGAAGGCTTTGATGTTATCGCCACCCCCGCCCATTACCGAATAGGACGGTAGCGAAGTTATGTTTTCACCGTCCACTTTATTGCGTTTTTTGAGTGTTCCTCATTCTCGATAAGGGGCTTAATAGCGTCCATGTAAAGCCTGCCTAATGCGGTAAGCAATCCGTCTTTGTCGATGTTAGTAAGGATCTCGTCAACTTCTGCAATAGTAAGTGTACGGTGATGTGCAAGGAAAGCACCCCTAAACAGTAAGGTAAGTGATGTAACGGGGGCTGAATCAATCTTATCCATATCAAAGCCCATACGCTCCGTTTCCATTACTGTATTACGGGTGAATTCCAGGGTATATTCGTTGTCCTTGTAAGTAAAAATAAGTGCCATGATTAGTTACCGTCCTATTCGATAATAATGTTTTTAAGATGCGGAGAATGTGATAGGTGTCGAAGGAATGATACCTACGGTCATATCCTGAACCTCGTCTGTGCCTGCACCGTTCTTTGTAGCATAAGCGTAGCCCTTGAATGAGAACTTACCCTTGCTTCCGTCGGGTGCGAGCGGTGTACCGGAAGCTCCAATCCATACCGCATAATACTTCTCAACACCTTCGAGTGCTTCAACGGCTGCAAAATCTGCGGCGGTGTAGTTAGCACCGAATTCGAGTGCATCTCCAGGATCTTTAAGTCCAGGAATGTATGTTTTCATTTCGTCTGAAAGCGTTGTCGTTTCCAGGTTGTTAGGCCCACCCATAAGATCAGGGAAGCTCTTAATGTCAAGAAGCTTCGTGTAGGTAGAGCCGTCGTCAGATGTCATAAGATAGGTCTGATAAGTATTGATTGCCATAATCAATTGCCCTCACTTTCTGTAATAAATGTTATTATCAGCGTCCACGGTAGCCGTGAATTCTGCCGTTATTCTGTAAACCGTAGCGTTATTTATATCGCTCGTAGGTCTACATGAAACTTGACGGAAATTGTGCGAAAGAAGTGCTCCACGAACGATGTTCATTATGCCTTCTGCTTCTGCCTGCTTTCCGTTTACCTGATTACTCCAAACATCTACCCTTAAAGTAATGTCGTGGTAATTATCCTCGCCGGAACTATCACGCATACTTTGAGTAGTGCCGTTGTCAGATAAGACAACTCCCAAACACGGGAACTTTGAAGGTGCGGCTATCGTTGCATTAGTGATAGTGCAATCCGTATACACCGCACGCACGGCGGTAAATGTCATGGTCTGTATTTCCTGCTCGATTGCAAAAATGTCTATCATACCGTTTCAAATACCTCTCGTACTATGTTCGGGATCTCTCCCTTCAACATCTCCAATCCGTGATAGATAGCATTACTTTCGGGCGTACCCGTTGACGAATACCCCGAAGCAAAAAACCACCTATCGTTTAAGCCCAACCCTTTACCGAATGAACCTCGCATCGTTGAGATGTTAAGTCCTAAAGGGTTACTACCGCTTGCGTATCGTCCTGCTCCGAATTCCACAAATGCTATATCAGGTTGCATAGCACCCGTTTTCGGGTTAGACGAATAGCTTGATACCGATACAACGGAAGCATCGCCCATAGGCGTTACCGTTACGCTTATCGAAGAAGATACATTTACCTTCTCGTAAGTGCCTTTACCGATATACTTCTCTACCTGATCGTGCTTCGCTATTATCAAGTTAGCCCTAATCAGTACCGCAAGCCGTTCGGTTATCTTATCTTGTACTTCTTTAACAAGTGTAGGTACGAGTGCGGTGTAGGCTTCAATCTCACGAATTGCAGCATCTAATGATTTCTCTGATAAAAAATCAATAGATATTTCCTTCACGATACATCTACCTTCCTTATAGCTACTACTACGAAGCCCGAAAGCGATTTACCAACCTTCACTACCACATAGTCATAAGGTGTGTCTGTACTCTCGTCCTCGTTGATTACCGGAAGGGTGTCTACCCAAAGAACCGAACCGACTTCGAGATAATCTTCACCTGGGTTAAGGGTAACTACTTTGTCGTATCGCTCGTCAGCACCGAATAACTGTGTTTCAGCTTCGCCGTTAGCTGCCGTGATAACCGCTTTTGCTTCAGTAGGATTACTGTAAACATAGGTAAGCTCCGTATACATACCACCGCTTGTACCCATATCAGCAGATACAAGGGAAGCATAGTAAAAGGATTGCCTATTACGAAGCATCGTTCTCATTGTCAGCCTCCACGCCAAAACCACCAACCTTCGGTGTGATCCTGCACTTTAAGCTCGTAGGAATATCGCCACTCTCGAATACACGGTTGATACCGCCTTCTGAATGTGATGTTTCACCTTCTGCTCCACGCTTGTTAAGGAAATAAGCGGCAATCTCAATCTGCTCGTAGTCGTACTTTGACGGTAGCACTTCGCTACCGTCGCCGTACGGGAAAGCCAACTGTATGATTGCCTTTTCAGCAGCCGTAAGATAAGTGTTACAAATGTCGTCCGATGTGGTATCGGTAGAATCAAGCATCTGTCTTAACTTTGCCAACTTTTCAGCGTCCGTCATAGTAACACTCCTTTTTCTTACGCTTCAGGCTTTTCAGCCTTCTTTGTCCTTGTAGCCTTCTTCTCGACTTCAGGCTTCGCTACGGGTGTAACATCGGCAACTTTCGTTACCTTCTTATCACCCAAATCGTGTCTGTGAATAAGCATACCCATAAGCGTTACCTATCACTTAACAACGATCTTGATAGCCTTTGAAGCATCATAGAGATAAGGTGCAAAGTGCTTATCTGCCGTAACGACAGTAGACTTGTTGATAATATCTCTATCGCTCTCTACGAGAGTATTACGCTTTGTGAAGATACGAAGTGCTCCAGGCTTAACGATGTAAGCGTTCTCCTTTGAAGAAGCTTCCTTCAGCTTGTTAGAGATAACAACCTGGCAACCCTGTACCATACCGACTACGCCCTTGATAGCAATATCTGCGGCAACATCGGAAGCAGGAAGCCAAGCGGCACTCTTACGAAGTGTGGTGTACTGTTTAGGTGAGATAAGAAGTACCTTAACTCCACCCTCGTCAATGTCCTCACCAAAGAGTTCAAGGGCATCTGCTATATCGTTGAAAGCGAGTGTACCTGCGACAGCTGCGGTGTGTACCATAGGTGATGTGATACCCGAAAGTACATTAAGTGTGAGATTGTCTACCTCGGAAGCAATAGAAAGTGCGAGCTGCTTTGCTGCTTCGCCCATAGGATCGCCGTAACCGGAGAGAACCGCCTCGTCGGTAATCTGAACACCGTTACCAACCTTGAAGATTGTTACAGGTGTGGGAGATGCCGTAAGCTGATTGATACCAATGTCAGCACCTTCAGCAACGATTGCAGCATCACCGATGTACGAATACGAAGGAAGCGAAATCTGCGAACCGGCTCTACCTTCAAGAGTAGTGTCGATAGTAGCGAGGGGTGCGAATCTCATAAAATCGACAAGCTTCTTGTCGATCATGTCTGCCATTACCTGCGGATTTACCAGGTTAGTAAGCATTGTAGCGTTAGGATCAAGTGCCATTTTTCATTTCTCCTTTATTCTGATAGTGTTTTATACAATTCGGGGTTTTCCGTATAAAGCTTGTTACGCTCTGTATAGGTCATACCCTCAAACTGTGCTTTGGTGATTGTTTCCGTACCCTTGCCCGCATCGGGTGTAGGTGTGGAGGCCATAGCTTCACCTTTTGCCTTTTTCTGAATCGAAGCCATTACCGTCTGCTGATTCTTAATGACGGTAGCAAGGTCTTTCTCGATCATAGCCGTAGCCGTTTCTTCAGCTAACTTCTCGTCGTAACCTATTGCGATAAGCTTTGCCTTGTTATCGGCAATCTCCGTCTTTTTAAGAAGCTCGTCGTACTTGCTCTGCAAGTCTGCTTGTGCCTTCTGCTGCTCTGCGATAGCAGCTTCCTGCTCTGCTTTTGCGACTTCTTCAGCACTCATTCGGGCTTTGAGATCCTTCTTACTTGCGGCAAGCTCCGAAGCAACCTCGTCAAAACGAGATTTCTTCACATAGCCCGTATAATCAGGATCGGGAATGGTAAACGCTTCAAGGGCCTTTACCTTTTCTTCAGCCGTCATGTTCTCGTAGCCTTCGATCTTTGAAATGTCAATGTTCATAATGTTCTCCTTGCGTTTTTAGGTTTTCTCTAACCGTTAGTATTGTGATTTCTCGCTTCTCTGCGTTTTCGTGATTTACGGCTTCTCTGCCGTGTTCCACAAGTGGAACAAAGTGTTTATAATAAAAGTCATTCCGGCCTCTTATTATCAGGTTTTTCTATCGGCTCTATCCAACATCGGCAATTATAATGTGGTTTTGGGGGTATTTCGGTTATCTTATATATCTTCTCGTCCATATCCTCACATATTCCGCACACCTTATCGTCATGCTCACTTTGCCACTTTACATACTTAATGCCGTTCGCCTTGAAGGTATCACCCCTGAAGGTATCGACTATCGTATCGCCGTACTGTTTAGTCTGCGTGTGCCAAAGATGTGCAAATTTCCGTAACTGATAGTGGTATTTCTCCCTGCTATCTAACATCAAAGCGACTATCAGGGCTTCCGATAACCTACTTCTCTTACGGTCTGCTTCGGGATAGTAAAGGTAGTCTGTAACCGGATTATATGCTTTAAGCACCTTATCTACTTCTTTGCTACCCGTCGGTATCTCTTTTGCCTTGCGGTTAGTGCCGTATAGATTGTCAAGATCCTCGACGGCTTCCTTCATAGCTGCATAGGCTATCGCTTTGAAGGCGGCGGCATTTGCTTTAAGCAAACGCTCTACCATTTCTTCCGTCTTGCTCTTTATTGTCATAGCGTTCAACTCGTCAAACCCTATAACATCGAGCCTATTTATTTCTCGTCTTAATTCAGCATCTAACTTCTTTTGAAGCTCGTCTGCTAAATCATATCGTGCCATTTACTCCGTCCTCGTCCGGTATCGTTTCAATCTCCCACTTCTCCTGCTGCTCTGCGTAGTAAGCTTCGCTCATTGTGTATGCCGTTTCAGGATCACTAAACATACCACTATGCTCAAACGCAAGCTTCGGGTGAATGTGAGGATTATTAAGCATCTCGCAAAGTACCTGGGCTTTAGTCTGAATATCATCGTAATTACGGCGGGTGAACTTCGGCTCAATATCCATAGAACGAAGATGCAGGTCGTTATCGCCTACATACTTACAGATGTGAAGAATAAGCTTTAGC